GCATGACATCGAGCCCCATGAACTCAGAGCCAGACGCCAAGGCTACAGCCAGCTGCAAGGCAAGGTTGGACTTGCCAACGCCGCCATTGGCGGACAGAAGCGTTGTCGTGCGCTCAGGAAGCCAGCCAGCCACGCGGAAGACGGCAGGCTCTGGGGGCGTGCGCTCAAGGTCTGCCCAGTCGAGGGGCGCTAGATCATGTGAAGATTCCGGCGTTTCCTTTGCATCAGCGCCATGTCGTGCTAACAAATTGACGGTTATCTGTGCAGGCGCCCTATCAGGCGGCGCAAACTTCTCAGCACTGCGCACAGCCCGAGGAATCTCAGCCCGACGCGCAGACCAGCGAGCCACTTCCTCCAACGGCCCCGCAGGCTTAACCTGATCCATCAGGCTATAAAGGAAATCCACAGCAGCGCCTGGATACATGCCCCCAGCCACCAAAGACGCAGCCATACGCACGATTGCATCGTGATAGCTACGCTGATCCAAAGGCGCCGACAACACCGACAAAGCATCACCGGCCACCGAGCCCAAACTACCCGTAGGGCTGTTGCGTGTTGTTTTTTCGCCACGCCCTACCGCAGTTCGCAGGACATCAAGGTCCAGACCCACTGCAGCGCAAGCGTCAGCCAGTGACCAACGCACAGAAGGCGCCCAGGTTTCTAGCCTGACTTCCCAAGGCCCAGCAGGCCGGGGCTTGGTGTTGAGTCCATACGGGAGGCGTACATAGCGAACTGCCGCATTGCCAGATGAGTCATTGCCCCCGCCCAGCCGCCCGCGAGCCGACAGAGCCGACATGGCAGCGTCTACAAGCGCGAGATTGCTGCAATCTGGATCATCTCGATCTAACAAGATACCCACTTGGAATTTGCCTGGAGACGTCTGGACTGACCAACTAAAGCCCCCAAGCAAGGAGTCAGGGTCTACGTCATCAACAACAAGGCAGGCCAAGCGCGAGAACGTGCCTTTGGTGCGGGCCATCTGGCCTGATTCAGTGGTGCCAGACAGGACAGCGGTGCTGAAGTAGTTATTGGAGCCAGACGCCCCATCAATGATGGCGGCTTGGCGCTCCGTTGCAGTCCAGAACCTGCCAGCCCACAGACCTTGATCTGGTGGGGCGGCAAAGCTGCAAATCCAACCGTACTCATCCTGCGAAAGCGGCCCAATGGCCTCAGCCAGGAAATCCGAATTTGTCATAAGCGCGACTCCCGCGTGCATGGGAGTCAGACGCGCACAAGGTCGGACAAATCCAGTGACAGGCCCTGCTTCTTGGCAAATGCCAGAAGCGCAGGCCAGTGACGTTGAGGAATGACGCCACCAGTGCCAGCGGGCACAGGTTGGCACCAGCGTGACAGCGTAGAGGGAGCGACCTTGAGTTCTGCGGCAACAGTGGACTTGCCGCCAAGCCGCTCAAGGACGGTATAGGCCGGTTCAATTTTGTGGATGGTGGGTATGGTCATAGAACTGTTCTTAGGAGTGGATCACGGTGCGATTGACGCAACGCTGAGTGTAGTGCAATCTATGCCGATGAACACAAGATGGTTCAGAGACAGGTTGAAAGGGATTGAGCTATCACAGCGAGGGCTCGCCAAGCTCTTGGACGTTGACGCGGCGGCAGTGTCTTACATGCTACGCGGCAAGCGCAAGATGTCGCTGCATGAAGCCAACCGCATTGCGCAGATTCTCGGCGTACCAGCTAGCGAAGTGATGCGCCAAGCGGGCATCAAGGTAGACGATGGCGTCAAGCGCGTGCCTGTCTCAGGCGTCTGCGATGCCGCAGGCAACATCACACTACTGGCAGCGCGTACACACGAAAAGATCATCGCGCCTGCGGACGTACCAGCAGACAGCTACGCAGTGCAAGTCCGCAGCCCAGGCCATAACAAAGACGGATGGGTGTTCTTTGTTGCGTCAGAACAACGCGAGCCCCGCGACCAGATCGACAGCATGTGCCTATGCGCTCTGCAGGATGGCACCCAAGTGCTGGCCTATGTGCGGCGCGGATACAGGAAAGATGCCTTCAACCTCACGCTGTCCACCGACTCGGGCAAGCTGCTGCAGGACCAGCAAGTAAGCTGGGCCAGCCCCGTGCTGTGGATCAAGCCCTAACTAGGGAAAGCACTGATGTTGTATTTTGCGCACAAGCAATTGCGCTTTCCTCATCGTGGCGCACAATCACTACCGGAGCAGCAGAGAGTTCACTAACTTTCCGGTGCCTTTCATCAAGTGAGCTTTCTGCCCTGGTAACGCTAAACCCAAGTGGCTCCAAGGGTGACAGCCGGGAAAGACCGGCACCTAACCAACAAGGACGTTCAATCATGACAACACCCACCACCCGCAAATACGCCCGCACCATGCAAGAGGCTTTCCCCCATGACAGCCAACACGCCTACGCCATTGAGCGCACACGCGCTCCCATGAGCGTGGTTGAGGCCCTGATTGGCTGGGCCAGCATCACGGGCATGTGCGTTCTGATTGCTTGGGCGATTGCAGCATGAACCCGCACTGCAACGGCCCCTGCGATCAGGGCCGCAAGCCCTGCCCCGCACCCGACGCCTGCGAGCGCGTCTGCACTGACGATGACGGCATCAACACACTAGGCGCCGTCTTCATTGCCGTGCTGGCCTGCGCAGTCATTGCTCTGCTGGTGGCATGAAGTGCCCGCAGTGCGAAGCCTGGACAGACGTACTGGAAACACGGGCACCCTATCGAAAGCGCGTCTGCGCAAACAACCACACATTCATCACACAGGAAACACTCCATGAAGGCACAGGACTTCCTCGCAGCCGCGCAAAACCACATGGCAGACAGAGCGAAGACATACGACAGGCCCACGGGCGAGCGCAGCATGGCGCGGACAGTGGCAGCGTTTAACGAGATCACAGGTCACAGCCTCTCAGAAGCTGATGGCTGGATGATGATGATGCTTTTGAAGGCCGTCAGGCTCACCCAGCGAGCCACCTACCATGCAGACTCTGCAGAGGACTTGGTTGCATACGCCGCGCTCCTGGGCGAGGCCCGCAGCAACACAAGCACGATTTCCTACACAGACGGGATTGCGTAATTCGCACCACCCACACACAATCACAACCCCAACCAAGGACAACGATGCACACACAACCCAATGGCCGCAAGGCACCAACCGCGCCCCCCGGTTGGCCTTTTGGAACTATTTGCCGCCAAGCCCAAAAACAGCAGACAGCAGCAATGCTGGACAAGCTGCCAGCGGCACCTTTTTGACCCACCACACAACGAGGCACCATGAACGATTTGGACAGACTGGCAACGCTTTGGAGCATTGCCAAGCAGCGTGAAGACGCCGCCAAGGCCGAGCGCATCAAGATCGAGGATGACCTGCTTAAGGCTCACCCCGCCAAGGAAGAAGGCTCCGAGACTTTCGAGACGCCGCAGGGCGTCAAGATTACGCTGACTGGGAAGATCACCTACAAGGCAGACGTAGACAAGCTCATCGCCTTGTCAGGCTCCTGGCCCGATGACATCAGGCCGGTGAAGACCAAGGTTGAAGCCGATGAGACTCGGCTGAAGGCCATTCGCCAGCACAGGCCCGACCTGTGGCAGGCCATTGCGCCAGCGATTGAGACGAAGCCCGCTAAGACGGGCGTGTCCATCAAGTTCAGCAGCGAGTGACGCCGTGGAAACCGGCGCAGCCCTGCGCGATGCAGGGATCGATACCGTCATGGCGAACGCTGAGGCCTGGGCCGATGAAGTCGAGCATGGCTGGCGGTTCTGGCTTCAGCACCACGCGCCTGACGAATTCACGCTTGAGCAGTTCCGCATGTGGGTCACGCCGCACATTGGCGAGCCCCATCACCCGAACGCTTGGGGCGGGCTGGCAAAGCGGTTCGCCTCAGACATGAAGCACACAGGATTCACAACCAGCGCACGCCCGCAAGCACACGCGAGGCTGACGCGCACCTATCGGAGAGCGTAATGGCATTCAACCTTCAATCAATTAGCAAGACACGGCGCCTTGAAGCGCCAAAGATTCTGCTTGCTGGCGAACCCAAGATTGGCAAATCAACCTTTGCCGCATCTGCGCCAGCGTCCATCGGCATCTGCACTGAAGACGGTTTGGCGGGCGTTGACGCGCAAGCCTTCCCGCTGGCGACATCACTTGATGACGTCTACAGCGCGATCAAAACGCTCCTCAATGAGGAGCACAACTTTCAGTCTGTGTTCCTTGACTCGCTCGATTGGCTTGAGCCTCTGGTCAATCAGCATGTGTGCAAGGCAAACGGCTGGAAGGACATCGAGACTCCGGGCTTTGGCAAAGGTTATGTCGCGGCTGCGGCTGAATGGCGCAACGTGCTGGATGGCCTGGAGGCATTGCGCCGCGACAGACAGATGGGCGTGATCCTGATCTGTCATGTGAAGGTGCAGCGCATCGAGTCACCCACGCATGAGGGCTATGACGCATACGTCTTGAAGATGCACAACCGCGCCTCTGCGCTTGTTGAGGAGTGGGCCGACATCGTTGGCTTCGCGGCTCACCGCATCAAGACCAAGCAAGTAGACGCGGGCTTTGGCAACAAGGAAACCAAGGCACTGAAGTCCACCGAGCGCGTGCTGCATTTGGAGCCGCACCCTGCATATCCATCGGGAAGTCGTTTCGGCCTGCGCGACTGCCCGCTGGAGTGGGAGGCATTCGCCACCCAACTCAACCAAGCAATGCAAGCCTAAAGCAAGGAACCATCAACATGGCACAGTTTTCTTTCAACGCATCAAGCGCACCCCAGCCCTCCGCACCGCAGCGCGGACCCCTGCCCCCTGGCACTTACGAAGTCATCATTGCTCAGTCCGACATCAAGGCCACCAAGGCGAACACGGGCGAGTACATCGAGCTTGAGATGCAGATCGTTGACGGCGAATACACCGGGCGCCGCATCTGGGAGCGTCTGAACGTCAACAACCCGAACAAGACCGCCGAGGACATTGCCAAGGCTGCGTTGGGCGCTCTGTGCATGGCCGTTGGTGTTGATGACCTGACGGACACAGAGCAGCTGCACGACATTCCGTTTGTCATTGGCGTCGAGATTGACCGCAAAGACCCGACGCGCAATCGCGTGATGTCCTACGGTCAGGCTGCAGCGCCAGCGCCTAAGCCCGCCCCTGCAAAGCCTGCCGCGCCTGCTGGCGCACGGCCCTGGGCGCGTTAATCAACTGAGAGCGGCTGGATGCCCAGTGAGCGTGGTTACTCTCTCCAGTTGGCACGCAACAGCCCCCGGTTGCGCGGGGGCCGCTCACCTAACGAAAGACAACTATGAAGCTGCCAGACTCACAACACACAACCGCTCAGGCCATAGTTAAGTGGTACGAGAGCAAGCCCCAAGAACACCGCCCGCACATGGGCGCTAGCCTGATAGGCCATGAGTGCGAGCGTCACATCTGGATGTCATGGCGCTGGGCTCTCAAGCCTAAGTTTCCTGGCCGCATCCTGCGTCTGTTCTCAACTGGCGTGCGCGAGGAATCGCGGCTGATTGAGGAACTGAAAGGAATTGGCGCAGAGGTCTGGGAGACTGACCCAGCAACGGGCGGTCAGTGGCGCGTGAGCGCACACAACGGCCACTTCGGTGGCTCACTCGATGGCGTGGCTCAAGGCCTGCCAGAGGCGCCCAAGACGCCTGCAGTGCTGGAGTTCAAAACTTTTTCGCACAAGTCATTCACGCAACTGATTGAAAAGCGCGTGCGCGAAGCCAAGCCGCAGCACTTTGACCAGATGACCATCTACATGGGCCTGATGGAGTTGGACCGCGCTCTCTACATGGGCGTGGACAAGGATACTGATGACGTCTACACCGAATGGGTGCATTTCGATGATGCCCGCTTCAAAACGCTTATGGCAAAGGCCGAGCGCCTGATTTCGTTAACAGAGCCCCCGCCCCGCATCAGCAACGATCCAACCAACTGGCAGTGCAAGTTCTGCAACTTCCACCCTGTGTGTCATGGCGACACAGCCGCCGAGGCCAACTGCCGCACATGCTGCCATGCCTCACCCGTTGAGAATGCGGCATGGCGGTGCGAGCAGCACAGCAAAGCACTGCCCGACGATGCCCAGCGCAAGGGCTGCGACTCACACCTGATGATCCCTGCGCTTGTGCCGTATGCGGAGCCGCAAGATGGAGGCAATGACTACGTTGTTTATAAGCACAAGACGTCAGGCGTCGAGTTCAGCAACGGCCCCGGCCCTGAGCCACGCTTCACATCAGCCGAGCTACACCGCTGCCCTGGCGCACTGATTGAGGATGTGGCGCCGATGAAGGCTGCATTCCCAACTGCCAAGGTTGTAGACCCGTGGCCTGACATGCCAAGCGATGACTTGGACGCAGTGCCAACCAAGCGCGATCTACCTGTTGTGCGCGAGCGCAAAGCCCGCGTGACCAAGACTCTGCAGGCGCTGCAGGCGCTGCAGGCGTTCAAGCCATGACCACCCTACGCGAAGCCGCTCAGAACGTCGTTGAAGTGTGGAAGCTATATGGCACCACCGAAAGCCTGCGAGGGTGGATGGAAATTTTGGAGGCCGCGCTGGCAGAGCCGGTGCAGGAGCCGTTTTGTTACCACGACGGGCGCAATGTCGTAGACGCAGAGTTCAGGCATGACTCCGATGTGTTTCCACTCTTCACCGCCCCACCCCAGCGCAAGCCGCTGACGGAGGAGGAGATTGGCATCATCTGCGCTTCGCTTGGGTTCGCGCAGATCAGTCCAGTGGAAGTTGCCCGCGCCATCGAGCGGGCGCATGGGATAGGGGGCAGCAGTAATGAGTAAAGAAGACATCATCCGCATGGCGCAGGAAGCTGGGCTTTATCACTTCTACGACAGCGAAGGACATTGCACCGGCATCACTAATGCACGATTGGTAGACGAAGACAAAGAACGCTGGGATGACAGGCTTGTTGAGATGCTTGCGCCGTTTGCCGCCCTTGTCGCCGCTGCCGAGCGTGAACGCATCAAAGAATCAAACGCGCCAGAGATTGAGAAGATCAACGCGCACATCAAGGCGCTTGAGGACGCAGCAGCCATCCGCGCAAGGGGGCAGGAATGACTGACCTGAGAACCGCCGCCCAGCAGGCGCTGGAGGCGTTGGAGGAGGTGCAAAAATACGGAAACACGTCGGATTGGTTTGATGAGCGTGTAGACGCCCTCCGCGCCGCGCTGGCAGCGCCGGTTCAGCAGGGCTGCGACCACTGCAACCAGCCCCTGTACGCCGCCATCAAGTGCCGAGTGTGCGGGCGGGTTACCTCACAACAATGAAACTCACCTACGAGAACGTCCGCAGCGTCCTGCGCGAGTGTGGCCCGCTGACAATGCACGAAGTGGCTTTGTTCTTCCCCAGCGTGCCCTACAACAACGTGGGTTCAGTCATCTCAGGACTACGCATCAAGGTGCGCAAGAAGCAGGTCTATGTTTACTCATGGACCCGCGAAGGCGTGGGCCGCAAGTACCTGCGGGCTGTGTACGCTCTAGGCGATAAGCGCGATGCCAAGAAGCCGCCCGTGATCAGCGACAAGGAACGCTGCCAGACATGGCGCGAGCGTAAGCGCCAAGCAAAGCTGCTGCCCAATCAAGCACCCACATCTGTCTTTCAACTCGCTCAACATCTGTAAGGAGGAATCATGGCGCGTTACAACGCAACCACTGGAGAGATTGACTTTGGCCTTGCGCTTGATGCTCTCAGGCGCGGCGAGCGCGTGCGCCGCAGAGACTGGGGCGAGGCGTTCATCAGGCTTAAGGACAAGGGCTTCTATATGTGGCACAGGGACAGAGACGTTGCCTGGGTGCCCACATGGGATGAGATGCTTGCGACTGATTGGTCTGAGGTCGTATGACCGATTACACCATCGGCGTAGACCCTGGACTTAAGGGCGCGGTCGCTATCATTGATTCAGACGGTCGTCTGGTTGAGGTTTGGGACATGCCAACCGTCGAGATAAAGGTGGGCAAGTCAACTAAGACGCGCATCAGCCCCGAGCTTCTGGCGCATGAAATCGGCTGCTGGGATGGGGCTAAGTGCGCTTACATGGAGGCGGTGTCTTCCAGCCCGCAAATGGGCGTCTCAAGCGCATTCGCCTTTGGCGAAGGGTTTGGCGTTGTCAAGGGTGTGCTTGCCGCATTCAACATTCCGCTGGTGTTGGTGACGCCAGCAAAGTGGAAGCGAGACATGGGGCTCAATTCAAGCAAGGACGGCAGCAGGGCCAAGGCAATTTCTATGTGGCCCGACAAAGCCGGCGAGTTCAAGCGAGCAAAGGACGAAGGACGCGCAGAGAGCGCGCTGATTGGCGCATGGGGGTACAGGCATGCCGGCGCATAAAGGCACCCGCCTTGGCGCGAATGAGCGTTATAGCGATGTGTTCCCAGGCTACATAGAAAAAGGCGGAGGCTTGTTTAGAAAGCCGTTTTTTTACGAAGGCAGTGGGAAGCAGGCAAATCATTACTACATGCTGAAGTCTTGCGCCGCATGCGGCAAAGAGATGCTGCAAAACAAGTCGAATGCGGCGCGTTCTTCTGTTGCGTTCTGCTCCCCAAAATGCCTACTTCAAGTGCGTGAAAAGCCTGATGGCATCGTCAGGCGCAAGCGAGGTAAAGGTATTGGGCATGTCTTGGAAAAAGCATGCAGCCACCCTGCTGCCAGGAAAGGGTTTGTCCCGCAGCACAGACTGAGAGTTGAGGAGCAAATTGGCCGGCATCTTCTGTTGTCTGAGGTTGTCCATCACATCAATTGCGTCGAAGACGACAACAGGATCGAAAATCTGCACGTTTGCTCAAGCATTAGCGAGCACAACATGGCTCATGCTTCGCTACTAAAGTGCGTAAAGCCGTTAATGGAGCTTGGCATCTTGTTTTTTGACAGAAGCCAAAACAAATACATCGTTTCGTCTTCTGCGCTTATCGCACAATGGGGCATTGCGGAATCCTCACGCTGATGCGATGATGTCACCACTCAAACCCACAACGAGGCACAACGATGGCAATCAAACTGCGTGGCGATACTTGGTGGCTTGACGTCCAGATCAACGGGCAGCGCATCCGCGAATCGCTCAAGACGTCCGACAAGCGCGAGGCCCAGAAGGCGCATGACATCCGCAGAGGCGAACTCTGGCGCGTCAACGTGCTGAAGGAGAAGCCCAACAAGACCCTGGGCGAGGCCTTTGACCGCTGGCTGTTGGAAAAAAGCCACAAGCGCAGCATCGAAACTGACCGCCTGCGCATCGAAATCCTGCGTCCCAAGATTGGCAGCATGAAGCTCGCCAACGTCACGCGCTCGATTGTTGAGCGCCACACGCAGGGCGCTGCCCCAGCCACCCGCAACCGTTACCGCGCCTTGCTCAGGGCCATCCTGCGCATTGCAGAGCGTGAGTGGGAGTGGATCGACAAGGCGCCTATCATCAAGGCCGAGCAGGAGAACAATGAGCGCAAGACGTTCATTACGCGGGAGCAGGCAGACAAGCTGATTGCCGAACTGCCAGAGCATTACCGCCCTGCGGTGCGGTTTGCCTTGCTGACGGGCCTGCGCAAGGCCAACGTGCTGAACCTGCGTTGGGGCGCTGTGAACCTTGAGGCGGGCACCGTGGTTGTCGCTGCCGAGGAAGCCAAGGGCAAGCGCAAGATCATTGTGCCGCTGAACTCTAATGCCAAGTTCTTGCTTCAAGCCATGCCTCACCGCGAAGGCAAGGTGTTTAGCTTGTCTTCCATCACTGAGGCCGCGTGGAAGCGTGCGTGTGAACGCGCAGGCATCACAGACTTCCGGTTCCATGACCTGCGCCACACTTGGGCGTCTTGGCACGCTATGGCAGGCACTCCCGCCCAGGTGCTGCAGGAGTTGGGCGGCTGGCAGTCCTACTCGATGGTGGAGCGATACGTCACGTTTGCGCCGTCGCACTTGGCGGCAGCGGCTGAAGCCGTGAGCCTGTAGAACTTGTGCCAGAATCGTGACGCGGGAAGCCATGCCCGCTCTCCTCTGATCTTCACCCCGGCCTTAGCGCCGGGGTTTTTCTTTGAAGATCAGAGACTTACCGAATTCCAGTCCAGCGCCTTGAGCCTCTCGGCCACCTCTCCAATCAATGACTTGCG